ACGACACCGGCTGGAACCATGTGGACTGGGGGCCAGAGCCGTTCGAGCCAGGCTGCAAGGTCCCGGCGCATCATCTTCCATTGAGGGCCGCCGAATGACCGTTCAAATCCTAGTCGGCGATTGCCGCGCCCGTATGCGTGAAATGGAGGCGGGTTCAGTGCAGACTTGCGTCACCTCCCCGCCCTACTTCGGCCTGCGAGACTACGGCCATGATGGGCAAATCGGACTTGAGCCCACGCCCGACGACTTCGTTCAGGCGATGGTCGAGGTGTTCCGAGAGGTGCGGCGGGTGCTGCGCGACGACGGCACGGTCTGGCTGAACCTGGGCGACAGCTACAACGCCAGCCCCGGCCAGCGGAAGGTGACGGACAAGGCGGGGCCGAAGCAGGCGAGCGACGCGGGGAGCATCGGAGCGCCCAGCCGCAGCGTCGAGGGCTTGAAGCCGAAAGACCTGATAGGCATTCCGTGGATGGTCGCCTTCGCCCTTCGCGCCGATGGTTGGTATCTTCGCCAAGACATCATCTGGCACAAGCCGAACCCGATGCCGGAAAGTGTCACCGACCGATGCACAAAGGCGCATGAATACATTTTCCTGCTGACCAAGGGGCCGCGATACTATTTCGACGCCAAGGCCATCAGCGAGCCCGCTATTCACGCTGGGGCGGTCGTCAAGAATAACGACGGCAAGAATGGGCAGATGGGCGACTTCGGCGCGACGCGTGGCGGGTTTCTGAAGGAAGGCGGCGTCACGGTCGGGGATACCCGGAACAAGCGTTCGGTCTGGACCGTGAACAGCCAACCGTTCCCCGATGCCCATTTCGCCACCTATCCGCCCGACCTGATCGAGCCTTGCGTCCTCGCGGGATGTCCTGTCGGCGGGACCGTGCTGGACCCGTTCGGCGGCGCTGGAACGACCGGCCTCGTCGCTGATCGGAACGGGCGGAACGCCGTCTTGTGCGAACTGAACCCCGAATATGCGGCGATGGCTGAACGGCGCCTGTCGGCTGATGGAGGGATGTTCGCCAGTGTGACGGTCGCCGCATGAAAGCCCCGCCCCGGCCATCGATGTCGCAAGCCCGCCGCGCTCGGATATTCGAGGCCCACGGCGGCGTCTGCGAGCTATGCCGAGTCAAGATCGCGGCCGGGGAGACATACGACATCGAGCATCGGATTCCGTGGGCCATTTCGCACGATGACAGCGACCCGAATCTCTACCCGGCGCACAAGACGTGCCACGCGGCCAAGACAGCGGGCCAGGACGCCCCGACCATCGCCAAGGTGAAGCGGATGGCGGGCGAGACCGGACAGGCCGCCAGGCGGGCCAAGAACGGGCCGCAGATCAAGTCGCGCGGCTTCCAGAAGGGCGGGCCGAAGCGGAAAATCCCATCTCGGCCGTTCCGGTGATGTTTACATTCGCGCCCGCATGATGTTTACATGATCCCATGACCCAGAAGCGCCCCACCGACCCAAACGCCATCCCGCCCGTCACGGTGCGCCCCAAGAAGGGATCGGCCCTTGAGCGCATCGTGGACTCCGTCAAGGGGTCTGGCCGTGGCGCCGTATCTGACCTGATCCACGGGTGGGCGGCCAACCACGAAGACGCGGCCCAGGCTGCGGCGCCGCCCGACATCGCATCTTTCGACTGAACCATCTGAAAGGCTGAAACCATGACTGACCAAACCCCGCCGACCGACCGGCCTCTGACGGCTGGTGACGTTCCTCTGCTGCGGGAGGGGGATGTGCTGGTCTACACCGGGCTGACCACTTGGGAGACGTTCCTCGGCCTCGCCCCTGACGGTGAGGTCTATGCCGGAGAATTACTGGTCAAGGATACGGACGGCAGGAAAGGAATTAACCCCGCAAGTTGCTTCACCTTCGTCTCCCGCCCAGCAACGTCAGCAGCGAGCGAGGTGGAGGGGGTTCTGCTGAGCGCGTCAGACCGAGCCTGCTACGAATATCCCGGCGTTGATGAAGGCCCGTTGCGGGTGGCTTTCGTGGCTGGCGTAGAGGCTTACTCAGACCCATCCATGCAGGCGATGGCGAGGTCTGCCGAGTTCAGGGCCATTGCAGCCGAGGGCGAGACAGACAGAATCTCGCTCCAACTAGACCGGCTGAAGTTGGCAATCTGCGGCGGCGAAGATGTTCCCGGTTCGAACAACGCCGTGTCCGTTGATGACTGTGTGCGATTCCTGAACGAAGAGCGGGATGCCAAGCAAGCCGCCCTCGCATCCACGTCGGCAGCGAGCGAGCCCGTTTGGCGAGATGTGAGAAGAGCGCCACAAGACGGATCTCTGATACTCCTGAACCACAGGACGCACGGGATTATCCAAGGCTGGTTTTCAAAAGGTGAATGGTCCGACGACACGCCGATTTCACCGAGAGAGTACAGCGGGGATATGTGGGTACTGGGAGACGATCTTCATCAGGATGAAGTGGAGTTTGGAGACGGCGGCGTAATCGTTTCTGGCAGCGTAACTGGCTGGCTGCCTCTAGCCGCCCTCGCATCCCCGCCCGTCTCAGAACGGGAGAGGGAGTTGGAGGGGGCTTTGCGACTGGCGAGCGACCTTCACGCCGCCTACGAACAACTGATCTACGGCCTACCCAAGTATCTCGAAAGTCAGAACCTGACCGACGAAGAAAACATGATCAGGGAGGCGTGCATCACTCTTGACGTGACCGCGCATCGGCTTGCGGCCCTCACCGCCCAACCCGCAGGAGAGGGGAAGTGAGCGGGTTCGCGAGCGAGACAGAGCGCAAGGCTCGCAAGCAGCATCGGTGTGACGGGTGCGCCCAGATCATTGAGGCCGGCTCGACTTATGTCCGTTGGGCAGGGACCACTGATGGCGATTTCAGCGCCGCATCTTACCACCAGGATTGCCGTGCGGCTGAGATGGCCCTGAACAAACTATCGGGCACCGACTGGGACGAGTGGGTGGGCCTTCAAGACATGGAGACCGACGATTGGCCGTGGCTGATCGAAGACTTCCCCGCCATCGCCGCCCGCATGGGGATCACGCAGGCCCGATACGACGAACGCATTGAGGAGCGCAAACGCTGCGCTGAAATCTGGCGCGCCCAAGCGGCGCAATCTCGGGAGCCCGTCTGATGGCTGATGCAATGAAGCTGGTTCCGGTGGACCCGACAGAGGCGATGATCGAAGCTGCCGTTCAGGTGGCAAGCTTCTACGTCAGCACTTACGAGGAGGGCGTGACCCCCGTTGAGCCGGTGTCTGCGATCATCTATCGCGCCATGCTCGCCGCCTCCCCGCCAGCCCGCGAGGAAGCCCCAGCCGACAACATCACGATCCTCGTCACCAAGGCGCAGAGCGAAGCAGCGAAGAACAGCGGGAAGAAGCTGAAGGACTGGATCAGCGGGGTCATCGAGCGTGCGGTCTCGGAAGCCCCAGCCGAGACGATGGCGGCGATTTACGAGGAAATCCTCCGCACCGTTTGCGGACATCTGGGCTTGCCGCAATCGGAGTCTGGCCCGGCTGATGACGTTTCCCTGTATGACCGAGCCCTCGAAAACCTGCTGGCCGAGTTGGCGACCACTGAGGCTGAGAAGGTCGAGCATCGGAAAGCCCGATACGTTGCGGAAGCCGCGCTCTATGGGAAGGAAGCCCCAGCCGATCCGTCGTGGCGGGCCGAATACAACCGCGTCGAGGCTATCCGAGAGGCCGCCGAAGGTCAGGATCGGATCGCGCGCAGCACGACCGACCCTATCGCCAAGTCCGACGCCGAGACGCAGGCGGCCGGGCATTGGTCGAGATACGAGCGCGAGGTCGCCAAGCTGAACGAGGAAGCCCCAGCCGAGGGGGCGGGGGAGGGGGAGCCCGGACTGCCTGAGCAACTGCGAGGCATGGCTCGCGAGTACATGGAAACGATGGACGAGGCGCAAGCCGATGTTCTGATCCGCGCGGCAAAAGCCCTTGAAGAAGCGCGGCACCCCGCCCCCGCGACCGCCGACAAGCTGCGGGCGTTCGATGTTGAGGGTTATGTGGAGGACTACGAATTTCGTGGCGATGAAGGTGATTACACCCCGACCGAGGACGAAAAGGGCCTCCTGATCGACGCCATCCACAGTGTTCTCGCCGCCCTGAATGAAGGGGGCGAAGGCTGATGGCTGACATCCAAATCCCGCGCCAGATATTCTACGCGGCCGTCAACCGTGGCGGCTGGATTGTTGGCAGATCGACCCGGGAGCGCACAGGGATGAGCCGACACCAAGACTTCGCAGCCCATTGCCTGGCCGTGGCCGGCTCATATCTCGACATCGCAGCGGCCTGGATGGACCTAGACCCGCTGCGCGCCGAGACCGCCTGCCGAAACGCCATGCTCTGGAACGATAAGGCCCGCGACCATCTGGCTAGGGCAGAGCGCCGGCCGTGACCGATCAGCGCAGGGAGCAGCGGCGCCGGTATGACCAAGCCCGGCAGTCTGACCCTTCTCGGCTTTGGTATAAGACCAAGGCCTGGGCGATCCGCCGCCGTGACCAACTGGCTGCCCATCCCATGTGCTGCCTCTGCGAAGCCGAGGGGGTGATCAGGATGAAAGAGAAGATGGTGGTAGATCACCACCCACGGCACGGCGGCGATTATCTGCAGTTTTTTACCGGCCCGGTCAGAACTTTGTGCGCCCACCACCATAACACGGTGGCCCAGGCCGACGAGGCAAGAGGGTTCAGCGTGGCGATTGGGGACGACGGATGGCCCGCTTCTCCCGATCATCCATTCACCACGGGCGGCGTGGTTCCAAAGCATCGGAACAAGCGTTAAGGTGGCGGCCCGCCAAGTGTTGACGCACCGGGCAGGCCTGACACAGAAGCCGAGCCGAGGCCCCCATGCCTACCGACCAGATGCCCGCCCATGCGGAAAAGCGCAAGCGCGGGCGTAAGCCTCCCCCTCATATGAGACTGGACACTGGAGTCTGGACCAAGGCCTGCTCTAGGTGTGAGCGGATGCTGGCCATCACGTCCTATCAGGCTAAGGCCAAGGGTTTTCTGGGGGCCTATTCCGTCTGTAAACAGTGTGACTATACCGCCCGAGCAGAGCGTGCGCGTCCTGGTGTAGAGGCCAGATCAAACGCTCGCCATGAACGCTATCATGGGCCGGGTGCATGTGATCAGGCCAAGGCTCGCATCAGGGAGCGGGCCAGGGTTCGTAGGGCCGAGGCTCGCCTTGCTGCCTTGGATGCTATGACACCAGAGAGCAGGGCTGTCTCATTGTCACGCTCACGGGCCACGGTGCTGCTGCCTGATGGTCGGCGTAAGGTGGTGGCTAGTATCCCAGAAGCGTGGTGCGCCAACTGCGATGTAATCTTCAGGCCAAAGCGCAAGGATAGGACGACATTCTGTTCGAGGATGTGCGCCATCCTGAAGCAAGGCGAAGCGCGCATAGCCAAGGGTCTACCCAAAAGCACGGACGCTCGCCCGTCTAGCGGCAATCATCGACGCAGAGCCAAGCACTTCGGTTGTCATTATGAGAACTTCAGTCCGCTCTCGATCTTCGAGCGGGACGGGTGGACGTGTCAGGTGTGCGGCATACCTACGCCTCGGTCATCAAGAGGGTTAATCCGTGATGATGCGCCAACCCTAGATCATGTGGTCCCATTGGCCCTCAGAGGTCCGCACACGCCATCCAACACTCGGTGTCTCTGCCTCCCCTGCAACCTCAGAAGGGCGCGCAGACCCCTCCCCAGTCCGCCCTGCCCTGACCATCGGAGGGGGTAGGGGATTTGGTCGCGGGAGGCCTTTGCCTTGGGGACCTGTGTGGGGTCATCTCTTCGCAAAACCGCCCTATAAAAAGTGGGGCTGTAAACATCAGTTGGCCCCACGATGTTTACATTTCCCGGTTTCCGGTGTTTACATCATCGGGCCGGGCTTTTCCGGCGTTTGAGGCTGAACCCCATGAAACAACCAGAACGCCTGCTGATGGGCGTCTCCAAGGCCTTGGCCTGGGCCATTTCTATCATGGCCGCCGCAGTCGTCCTGTTCCGATATACGGTCGGGTTTCTGTGGGGCTCTGGGTCGGACCTTGGCATGATCGCGGCGCCGTTTGTCGCCGCCTTTGGTCTGGTCGCCATCGCGTATTTCATCACCCTTGCCGTTCGCAACGTGCGCGGCCACTTCCAGAAAGACTGATCTTCCCATGAAAACGAAAACCATTCTGATCGCTGGCGTTGTCGCCCTTGCTGCGATGACCCAAGCCGCTTGCGGTCGGGCCGTCGAGCCAGGCAATGCCGGCGTCAAGATCAAGACCCTCGGTACTGGCGCCGGGGTTCAACCTGCGCCGCTCGGTTCGGGCTGGCACTTCACCGGCATTGGCGAGAAGATCGTCGACTATCCGATCATCGAGCGTCGCTATTCCTACACCAAGGAAAGCAACTCGGACGGCAAAGAGAACGAGGAACTGGTGTTTGTCGACAAGAACGGACTGCGGGTCTCGGGCGACATGAACATCGGCATCCGCGTGCGCCAGTCGGCCGCTCCGGCGCTTTACATCAAGTACCGCGCCACCCTCGACCAGCTGCTCGAGAACCAGATACGTAACGATGTCCGGTCAGCTGTCGCGCGTTACGCGGCCTTGATGCCGGTCGAGCAAATGCTGGGCGGCGGCCACCAGGTCATCGCCACCCGCGCCTTCACCGAGGTCAAGGAGTCGTGGGCGCGGGACGGCGTGGACATCACGCGGCTCGAATGGTCTGGTTCGCTTCGATTCCCCGAGTCCGTAACGGCGTCCATTCTGGCCCGCGCGCAAGCCGACCAGCAGGTTCTCGCCGCTCAAGCGCAGGTCGCCGTCGCAGAGGCGCAGGCCCAGGAGAAAGTCGCCATCGCCAAGGGTGACGCCGAAGCCTATGCGTTGCGCTCGCGCGAACTGTCCCCGGCCATCCTGCAACAGCAGGCAATCGCCAAGTGGGACGGTAAGCTGCCCCAGGTCACGGGTTCCGCCGCGACGCCCTTTATCAACCTGCAACGCTGAAGCCCTCCAGCAGAGCCGCTATCCATTAGGGTGGCGGCTCGACTGGGCGCTTAGGCCCTGCCCCGAAAGGCTGAACCCATGACATCCATCATTCCTACCGCCGTGCTGCGCGCCGCCGTCCTGTCGGCGTTCGACCGTGGCCGGTATCAAGTCCACTTCGGCACGGCGCCGGCGGGCGACGACATCGCGGTAGTCCCGACGAGCATCAACCTCGACCTGGCCGAGCGCGACGACGACCTGCTGAACTGCGATACCTTCGAGCTTTTCACCGACGCAGAGGCGCAGGAACTGCGGCGCGAGGTCAGCGTGGCCTTCGCCGCCGACGATCATGGGCCGACGGTCCCGACCGATGGCTGGACCCTGATCCGCCGTTCTGTGAATACCCCGCGCGATACCGGCCCGATTGTCTACGAGTTCGCGCTGCAGGAAGCCGTCGCCTATAACGGCTTCCGACCTGTCAGGTTGGATGCTGCGACGCAGAACCACGCGCCTGACTATGTCGCCGCATCGAACGCCGACTGGGTTCACGTCTATGACCGCGTGACCCGCGAGCGCCGCACGCTGAAGCGGCCGGGCGAGGATCGGGTCGTCAAGGTCATGGCGGATGTGGCGCACGGAAAGTCCTCGGCCCTCTGTGATGCGGTCGCGGCGGCCCTTGGCGATGATCCAGCCATGCGGCGCGCGGCGGTCGAGGCGGGCTATGCCAGCCTGAAGGATTATGTCGAAGCGCCAGCCCCGGCGCCTGTCTCTGTTCCGGCCCCCGCGCCCGGCCCGCTGACCTCGGCCGAAGGTCTGGTGCGGGGCGACGTGGTGATGTGCAGGAACAAGCCGACCCGGGCCTTTGTCGGCCGAGTTGCCCATATCTCGGCCGACCGTCTTGCGGTTGAGGTCGTGGGTCGTGACCGCGCCTCCTTCTGCAATGTGAGTGACTGCTCCTTCATCGGACGTCCAGACGCTGACGGCTGGATGGACTGGCCCGGCGGTGAGAACCCTGTCCCTGGGGCTAGTGTGTTTACACTGACTGCGGCCTGTCGGGCGGTTCAAAACAAATCAGAGGACTTGGATTGGAGCACCAGCTTCACCAATCCCATTCATCGCTTCCGCCTAGTTGACCTGCCGGCGCTTCCGTCCGAAACATAGCTTGGGTCTCCCCCGATCCTCCGACTTAGCCCCGCCGGTTCGCCGCGCGGGGCTTTTTCGTGGGCTGGACCTGTAGAATCAGCAGGACCAGAGCCCCAGACGCAGAAAACCCGCCCTAAGCGGAAACTTGGGCGGGCTTTCACGGGGCTGAAACCGGCCTCTCACAAGGCCCGGTCAAACTACCCGATATGTTTACATCGTCAAGGGGGTTTAGTGGACCGTTACGGAGGAGCGCCGACCGTTGGGCGATTGATAGACCGAGACGCGGGTGGGCGTGCCGTTGACCCAATATGTGGTCGTGCTGGTGTCTGGCCCTAGGAGCAGGGCTTCAAGGGCCATGACCAGCATGGACGGTCGGCGGGCGGCCTGTGGCGTCTCGTCTGTCAGGGCGACGGGATAGATGGCGCACCCTGACAGGGCGAGCGCGGCGACGATGACGATTCGTTTCATGGTTGGGGTTCCAGTTTGAGCCAGCGGCCATAGACCACTTCGGTGTCGTTCATGCCCAGGCAGCGCCAAAGATACAAATCCAAGGTGGATGCGGTTATCGCGGCGGCTTGGGCGGCGAGGTTAAGGGAATAGCCACGCGCCAGATATTTTCTGGCGACGACGACCTTTCGGCCAATGATGACGCGCTGAGAATAGACGCGTCGTGACCCGGAGCGAGAGGCCTTCACAGGATTCGCCTGCCGCCAGTCATGAGATTGTGCAGCCAGCCGAATATTCGTCCCACGGTCCAGGGCCTCGGCTTGCCCCATGTGACGATAGGGCGGGGCTTGTGGTCGCCGCGTTCGGTCATGATCCATTCCGGGTATGTGTTGAGAACGGGGTCGTTCTGCATGGGTTCAGCCTCCGATTGGTGATGTTTACATATTGACCCACGGTTTCGGGAATGTAAACATCGCGTCATGGTCGCCGGGCGATACCGCCCGCACCGTCATGGGGCCGGTAGGTCATTGGCCGGGATGCGAAAGTTAAGGGGTGGGCCTGCGCGGCCTGGGTTTCTAGCGCCACCCCAATCTCGGCAAGTCCCCACGGCGCCCGGTCTTAGGATCGGGCGTTTGCCGTTGTGGCCCCGGAACGCTATGTAAACACGCATGGCACTTCGTGGACGAAAACCAAAACCCACAGCGATCAAGACGCTGGAAGGCGACCGCTCGAAAAAGGGTCTGTCGAAAACTGAGCCGAAGCCCGACCTGGGCGTGGAGCCGCCCGAGCCGCCCGAGTGGCTGTCAGAGGTGGGCCGGGCCGAGTGGTCGCGCCTTGCCCGCCAGCTTTGGCTCAACGGTCTGTTGGGCCGCGAGGACGTGCAGGCCTTCGCCGCCTACTGCGACCATTTCTCCAACGCCATGCGCTATCGATCGATCCTTGAGGAGCAGCGGCTGGAAGAGGGGCGCGTCGCTCGGGCACAAGAGCGGTGGGAGACGTTCGGGCGGCGGGGCCATCGCCCAGAGCCCGCAACAATGGCGCAAGCGAGCCTGATCTGCACCTCGACCGGGACGGTTCAGCAAAACCCGGTCATCGGGATGCTCAACGTCTCGACCCGCGAGATGATGAAGATCGCGACAGAGTTTGGCCTGACCCCGTCCAGCCGGGCGCGCGTCAACGTCCCGCGCGGCGGCGCCAACTTCCCCGAGCCGAAAGACAAGGCGCCCGAGGGGCCGACCGCCGCCTCATTCCTCAACCGTGGCCCGCGTCTTGTCGCAAGCCGCCCCTGACTGACCCCGCATGGCCCGCGCGATGACCAAGAAGCGGAGCGCGGGCCACAAGGCCAGGGCATCCGGTGACGACGTGACAGCCTATGCGCTGGACGTGGTCGCGGGCGATATTGTCGCCGGGCCGTGGGTGCGCGCTGCCGCCCAGCGCCACCTCGATG